CCACCGCCGACGACGGTCAGGTCACCAGTGTCTACGCCCAGCGCCGCGCCACCATCGAGAAGATCGCCGCCGGCGTCATCTCGGCGCCAGCCATGTACGGCGTGGTATTCGCTGCTGACGAGGAAGACGACCCGTTCGTCGAGAAGACCTGGGCGAAGGCGAACCCGCTGTACCCGGTCACGCCGAACCCGACAGCGATGCGCGCCGCAGCCGACCTAGCCAAGTCAGGCCCGATCGAACTCGCTTCGTTCCTGCGGCTGCACCTGGGAATTCGGGCCAAACAGGACGCACGGTTCATCCCGCTTGACCGCTGGGACTCGAAGGCCAACGCTGCGCCGATCGACCTCAGCAGCCTCGCCGGCCGACAGTGCTTCGGCGGCCTGGACCTCGGGTCTACTTCTGACCTGACGGCGCTGTGCTGGCTCTTCCCGTCCGACCAGGGCTATGACGCGATCTGGCGCTTCTGGATGCCCGAGGCGGCACTGGACAAGCTGGACGCACGGACGCAGCGCAACGGCTCGGCCTGGGTTGAACAGGGCCTCATCACCCTGACCCCTGGTGACGTAACGGACTACGACTACGTCAAGAAGACGATCCGTGAAGACCTCGACACCTTTGATGTCACAGCGGTCGGCTATGACCGCTGGAACGCCACTCAGCTCGTGATCGACCTTGAGGCCGACGGCGCGCCGATGGTGAAGGTAGGCCAGGGATACCAGTCGATGTCGGCCCCACTCAAAGAGGTCGAGCGACTCGTGCTCACGGGGTCGCTGCGGCACGGCGGCAACATGGTCGCGCGCTGGATGATCGACAACCTGCGAGTTGCCATCGACCCCAGCGGCAACGTGAAGCCGGACAAGGCGAAGTCGATGGACAAGATCGACGGCGTCTCGGCGCTGGTCACCGGCATGGCGCTCGCGATGACGACCGAGCCCGAGAAGCAGTCGATCTACGAGACCCGAGCACCCCTCGTCATCCCAGTCGGTTGACCCAGTCCCCATGCTCTCCCGAGGAGGCTCCACGTGGCTCGACGCGACAAGATCCTCCGCACCCTCGTTCTGGCGAAGTTCGTCGTCACCATGAAGACCGGAGAGACGTTCGAGGGCCTGCTGCAGACCTTCGATGAGTCGACGCTCGTGCTCGTGAGGGCCGACGCCGTCACGGTGACCACGACCGCCGAGACGCGCATCCCGGTCGACGGAGCGCTCTACATCGCCCGATCGGACATCGCCTACATGCAACGAGTCGGCGCGTGATCGTCTCTGGGGGCACGCCGCTGCCATTCGCTCCACAGGCGCTGGCCGAAGTCTCGCCGATCCCGTCTGCGACCGGCTACTTCTACGCCAGCCAGGGCGTTCCCCTCCTCAACGGCTTCGCGCTCTACGGCCACCTGTACCGCCGCCAGCCGTGGGTGAACGCCGTGGTTTCGAAGCTCGCGAAGTCGGCTTCCCGGCTGCCCATCAACATCTGGGACAACACCGGCGACGGTGAGAAGACCCAGGATGTCGGGTCGGCCTACGCCCAGTTCTGGCGACGCCCCTGCCCGTTCATGCCGCGGCATAAGCTGATCCGCTGGACATGGTCGACGCGCAAGGTCTACGGCGAGGCCTTCTGGGTCAAGATCCGCCGCGACGGCGCTGGCACGAACTCCCCCGTCCTCGGGGTGATCCCCATGCACCCGTCGCGCACCATCATTCAGCGCGACAAGGACACCGGGCGACTCACGTACGTCTTCGCCCTCGGTGTCGCGTCCGCCGGCATCCTGCGCCTCAGTCAGGAAGACGTAGTCCCCTTCACGGACTACAACCCGGACGACCTGATGCGCGGCGTCTCGCCCCTTGAGCCGCTGCGGTCAACCCTCTACAACGAGGATGCTGCGCGACGCGCGACCGAGTCCTGGTGGACCCGCGGCGCTCGTCCATCCCTGATGGTCTCGGCCCCGAACTCGCTGTCCGACAAGGCCTACGACAGGCTCTCCACTGCGATCTCTTCGGCTCACGGCGGCGCCGACAACATGGGCGGCACCCTCCTCCTCGAGGAGGGCGCGAAGCCCGTCGTCACGCAACTGACGGCCGAAGAGATGCAGTACATCCAGTCGCGCATCCTCAACCGCGAAGAGGTGTGCGGGGTCTACGACGTACCGCCGCCAGTGGTTCACATCCTTGACCACGCGACGTTCTCGAACATCACCGAGCAGATGCGCTCGATGTACCGAGACACGATGGCTCCCGACCTCGACGAGTTCGAGGCGATCATCGAGTACTACCTCACCCCCGACTTCGGTCAGCCTGAGCAGCTCGAGATGCGGTTCGCGCTTGATGACGTGCTTCGCGGCGACTTCGAGACCAGGGCCGACGCCGTCATCAAGCTCATCGCCAACGGCGTCATGAAGCCCTCCGAGGGTCGGCCCCTCTTCGATCTCGACGACGCTGGCGAGATCGCCAACCGCCTCTACGCGAACTCGGCCCTGCAGCCGCTGGGCCAGCTCAACGAGCAGGTCCGCATCACCGCGGGCGACCCCGCCAACCCGTTGCCACTCAACTCCGAGGAGCAGAGCGGCCTGCAAGAGATCGAGGCCGGTCGCGAGGCCAAGACGGCTCCCGGCATCGCCAGCACAACCTCGGCCGCACGCACCCGCTCCCGTACCGCCGCCCGCGCAGCCGCGCGCCGCGCTAACCGCAGCCCCGAGGAGGACTGATGGACGTCGAGTACAAGTCCGCGACGATCGAGAACACCGGCTCGGACGACGACTACCCCGGCACCTTCAGTGTCGTTCTCTCCACCGGCACGAAGGACCGTGACGGCGAAGAGGTGAAGCGTGAGGAGTGGCAGGAGCCGCTCCCCGACCACATCACGTTCGACATCGACCACGGCATGTCCGTGGAGAAGACCGTCGGCTCCGGCAAGCCGTACTTCGACGACCAGGGCCGTCTCCTGGTCAACGGCACCTACTCGTCGCTGCAGAAGGCCCAGGATGTGCGCACCCTCGTCAAGGAGGGCCACATCCGCACAACCTCGGTCGCCTTCGCGCGGCACCGCTCGACCACGAAGGACGGCAAGTCCAGCGTCTCCCGCGAACTCCTCAACGGGGCGTTCGTCGCGGTCCCGGCGAACACCGACGCCGTCGTGCTTGCATCGAAGGCTGGCGCCCGGAACTCGGCCAGCGACCAGCAGCGCATCCAAGAAGCCCACGACCTGATGGCGGGACTCGGCGCGACCTGCGGCCCGTCAGATGACACCGGAGCCGCTGAAGGCGCAGTGGGTGGCAAGTCGGCGAAGTACGACGCCGAGCAGCTACGAACCATGCTCGACAAGGGCGAGGCGATCGAGAACGCCGACGGCGAACCCTCCTACCCCATCGCCGACATCGAGGATCTCCACAACGCGATCCGAGCGGTCGGCCGCGGCGCAGGCGACCACGACAAGATCCGCGCCTACATCATCGGTCGCGCCAAGGACCTCGGCGCCACCGATGAGATCCCCGCGAACTGGACTAGTGATGGCTCCAAGGCCATTGCGAGCCCGACTATCGTCGTCACCGCCGAGGGCAAGACGGTAGACGCCGCGGCGATCAAGGCTCTCGACCCAGACACCCTCGTCTCGGTCAACGTCTCCGGCTCGATCGCTGGCTTCGACATCAACATCAGCGCCTGGTGCGTGCCAGCAGACGAGCTGGACGCCTACGCAGACTCGGCGCAGCGCGCGCTCACCGCTGCCCTGCAGATCGCATCTGACGGTCCCGTCGACGATGACGGCGACGCGCCCGAAGACCAGGGCGCACCCACTGACACCACCAAGGGAAGTTCCGCGACCGACGACGAGTCGGCTGCTGTGGATGCCCTGACGCTGCAGTACCGGGCACTGCGCCTCATCAGCGCTCTCGCCTGAGCAACACCACCTCATCCATCCAACCCGCGACCCCTTGAGGAAGGGGTCACAGCCGTGGCGGGTCTCTGCGAAAGCGAGACCTTCCAATGTCGCTTGCGACCGCCCGCGAGGGCATCAAGAAGCTTGCCGTTGAGGCGAAGTCGGTCATGGACAGTGAGTCCCTGAGCGTCGCCGAGAAGGCTGCGAAGATCGAAGCGCTCGAGGCCGACCTCAAGTCCTACTCGGACGAGGTCAGCCTCCACGAGCAGGCCAACCGCCTGCTCTCCGGTGGCGAGACCGCCGATGACGCCAAGGAAGCCCCCAAGAGCGCCGTCGTGAAGTCCGTCGGCCAGCAGATCGTGGAGTCGGACGCCTACAAGACCGCGACCGACACCCTGGCCAAGGCGGGGCGCTTCTCGACCACGATGGAGCTCGGAACCAAGACCGCAGGCACTATCGCCGAGGGCACCACGATCTCGGGCAGCTTCCTGAACGGCAATGCGGGCACGCTCGCCCTGCCGGACTTCCTGCCCGGCATCGTGCCGATCAAGTACGCGCCGCTCGCCGTCGCGGCCCTGTTTGCGCAGGGATCGACCACGAGCCCGATCGTGTCCTACGTCAAGCAGTCCGCCGAGACCGTCGGCGCCGCTGCTGTCGCCGAGGCCGCCGCCAAGCCGCAGTCCGACGCGACGTTCGCTCGGGTCAACGAGCAGGTCGGCAAGATCGCGGCCTTCTTCAAGATCACCGACGAGATGCTGCAGGACGCTGCCCAGGCGCAGTCCTTCCTGCAGAACATGCTCGTCGCCGAGGTGCAGCGCGAGGAGGACAACGAGGCACTCAACGGCTCCGGCTACCCGGCGCTCGCGGGCGTCATGGGTCGCTCCGGCCTGCAGACGACCATCTCGGTCACCACCGGCACGCTGGCCAACCCGTCACTGGTCATGGACGCGATCTACCAGCAGGTCACCGCGATCCGCTTCAACGCCTTCGTTGAGCCGGACGCGATCGTCATCAACCCGACCGACTGGCAGTACCTGCGCCTCGCCAAGGATGGCAACAAGCAGTACTACAGCGGCGGTCCCTTCACGGGCGCCTACGGCAACGGCGGCTACTCCAACGTCGACGCCCTGTGGGGCCTGCGCGTGGTCATCACCCCGCGCATCGCCGCCGGCACCATCCTGGTCGGCTCCTACGCCGAGTGCGGCCAGTTCTTCCGCCGGATGGGGATCACGGTCGAGATGACCAACTCCAACGAGGACGACTTCAAGAACAACCTCATCCTCGTCCGCGCCGAGTCCCGCTCGGCGCTCGCCGTCTACCGCCCCGGCGGCTTCGGCAAGGTCGCTGTGACCTGGGCGTAGCCCGATCCACCAGTAGGGCGGCTGGCAATCCCGGCCGCCCTACTGGCCAACCAGACCCCACCAAGGAGACGACCATGAGCGACGACGAGACCATCACCCCGGACGAGACCCAGACGGCCACCACGCGCGTTCAGTGCGAGCCCGCTGGAACGGTCTACTGCGACGACTACGAGGCGATCGTCGGCCCCAAGCCCGACACCGACGCCCCCGCGGCCGTCGTCGCCACCAAGGTCGTTACGCCCGAGAGCGCCTGACCCGTCGCTATGGCAATCGACCCGCTCGCCCTCGCCGCGGTCAAGGCCTACTGCGGCTGGGACCCTACCGAGCAGGTCACTAACGCGACGGCGCTCCTGAACGGCAACGGAACCGAGTCGCTCTTCCTGCCCTCGCTCGCAGTCACCGATGTCACGTCCGTGCTGGTCACCATCGGGGCTGACGTCTACACCCTCGTCGTCTCAACCGATGTCGACCAGTCCGGCGACGTTGTGTGGGACGCGAAGGGCGAGCTCCGACTGCTGCCGCCACTCAACCGACCCTTCCAGTTCTGGCCGCGCGGGCTGCGCAACGTCGCGGTCGTCTGGTCGGGCGGATATGGCGACACGATCCCCGACGACCTCGCAGCCGCCATCAGCTCCATCGGCTCACGCACCCCACTAGGTGGCGCGACCAAGGCGAAGATCGGCACCGCCGAGCTCGACTACTCCCCGACCATTGCAGGGGGCGGTCTCCTGCAGACCGAGCAGTGGGTCCTTGACGGATACCGCATCCCGCGAGTCCGCTGATGGGCGCGATGAGCGTCTTCTGGGTGCACACCGTCCAGGTGGAGACGCGCATCGGCCAGAACGCCATCGGCGACGTCTGGGCAGATCCGGTCACCGTGTCCTGCTTCGTCAACGACCAGACCCACCTCGTGCGCAGCCAGCACGACGAAGAGGTTGTGTCGCAGAGCATCGTCTACGCGCCCATCGACCAGGCGGCACTCTTCGCGGCCGACTCCAAGGTCACCGTCTCCGGCCGCGTTGCGCGAGTCATCACCACGAACGCCAACGACGGCGGAACTCTGCCGCTGCCGTCACATGTCGAGGTTCACCTGACATGAGCGGCGACGAGTTCACCGGCATCGAGTTCTCGCGCAACATCCTGCCAAGGCTCGTCACCGGCGGCGAGGCGTCACTGGCTGCGCGGGAGATCCTCAACTTGGCCCTGGATGCGCTCCATGAGGCGGCCGAGGACATCGTGAAGCCTGCTGCGGTCGAGAAGGCGCCCCTTCTAGTCCCTGAGCACTACAAGCGCGCCGGCCGGTTCGGCGGCGGCCAGGGCGGCGCACCCGGCGAGCTGCGCGAGTCGTGCGAGGTCAACGAAGAGCGCGACGAACGCCGGGTCGGGATCTCCTTCAACACCGTCTACGCCTCCCTGCAGCACGAGCACATGGACTGGCATCACGCCGACGGCGAGGCCAAATACCTCGAGCGCGCCATGTCGGAGAAGCGTGACGAGGTCATCGAGCACCTCGCGAAGAAGATCCGCGAGAGGACCGGCGACTGATGGGCTTCGACTCTGACTTCGCCAAGGGTTGGGCGCGTTACCTCGGGACCAACGTCGCGGGCCTTGTGTACTCCGAGACGACCCCTTACGCAGCGACCGATATCGGCATCACGCTCTCAGTACTCCCCCAAGACCCAAACACGGCCGTAGCGGTCGCCACCTATCCGGTGTCCGACAGTCCGACACTGTCTGACTCGGTCATCGGCCTGCAGATCCTGAGCCGCGCACCTGGACCCGACAGCACTGCCGTCAGCGACCTGCGCTCCCTGATCTTCGACGCCCTCCACGGACTAGCTGGCGTCGCGCTGCCAACGGGGGTCCACGTCGTCCAGTGCCTGCACCAGTCCGGCGCCCCCCTCGGCCGCGACGAGCTGCAGCGCTGGGAGTGGACGGACAACTACTACGTCACCGTCTGGCGCCCGTCGGCCAACCGCACCTGAGGAGGCGTCATGCCTGTCCCGGTAAAGCGGCCCGACACGTTCGATTACCTCGCAATCCCGGACGAACTCGTCCCGCGATACGAAGCGCTCGGCTGGGTGCGCGTGGCCCCGATAGTCGATCCGGCTCCCGCGCCCGCGGTCGAGCCCCTGCGCGGCACGGCACTCATCGCCGCCCTCAAGAACGCCGGCCTCTCCACCTCGGGGACGGTCGCCGAGAAGCTCGCCCGACTCGCGGCGTGCTCCAACCCAACCCCGGAGGAACAGTCATGACTGACCCTGTGGATGTCCCGCTGGGGACAGCGACCCTCACCCGAAAGTGGCGGCTCGAGGTCAACACCGGAACCACCTCTTCGCCCATCTGGACGAAGGTCTACGGCATCTCGAACTTCCAGCCCGCACTCACTCCGACGATGCAGGACGACTCGGACTATGACAGCCAGGGCTACGGCTCCCAGGCTGTGACCAAGCTCGACTGGTCGATCGTCGCCACGGTCGAGCGCAAGACGCTGGCCTCTGACGCTACGTCGTACGACCCCGGCCAGGAGGCGATCCGTCTCGCGTCGCTGAATCTCGGCAACAGCAACAACATCGGCGTCCGGTTCTGCGAGATGGGCACGGCGCGCGTCGAGGCCTACCAGGGCACTGCGGCCTGTTCCTGGGTGCCGCAGGGTGGCGCGATGGACGCTCTGGAGACCGTCCAGGTCACGCTGTCTGGCCGCGGCCAGCGGAACGTGATCACGCACCCCTACCCGAACGCCCCCTCGGCCCCGGTCATCGACAGCCTCTCGCCCGCTACGGCTGGCACGGCTGGCGGCACGGTCATCGAGATCAACGGTCGCCACTTCACCGGCGCGACCGCGGTCGACGTGGCCGGCACCCCGGTCGGCGCGGGCGACTTCGCTGTCGTCTCGGACACGCTCATCGTGTTCAACGCCCCGGCCGAGTCCGCGGGCGCGAAGGCGGTCACCGTCGTCACCGGCGCGGGCACCTCTGCCGGCGTCAACCTGACCTACTCCTAGGTCAGCGCCCCATACGTGGCGGCCCGGTTTCCACGGCTGGGCCGGGCCGCCACTTCACCAGCCGTTCAGCCGTGACGACGAATGGATACAGCCGTGGCCTTCAATGATCTCGACGACTTCTTCGACGATGCTCTTCGCCTGCCCATCGGCGGCAAGGAGTACGTCATCACCGTCTCGGCGCAGGCGGGCGTGCGCTACCAGAAACTGTTCGCACTGATCGTCGCGGCCAATGCCGGGGCAACGCTCTCGGCGGAAGAATTGGCCGCACTCGAGCTCAACGACGAGAGCGAGAAGGACGTGTTCCTCGCCGTCCTTGGTCCGGCCTACGACGAGATGGTCGCCGATCACGTGTCGTGGCCCAAGATCAAGCACGCCGCGACCACCGCGTTCATGTACGCGGCCGGCGACAAGAAGCTGGCCGAGCAGGTCTGGAGCAACCCCGAGGCGGTCGATGCCGCGGGAAAAGCGCCCAAGCAGCCGACGGACCGCAAGCCCAAGTCGAAATAGGCCCGACCGGGCTCCCTGAGTGGATCGACGAGCCGCCCAAGAGAGAACCGACCACCGCAGAACTCATCGCCGAGCACTGGCCCCTGGTTGAGGCCGACCTGCACGAGTTCTACGGCATCGACGTCGCCGACGAAGACCTGATGTTGCGCCGCTCGTGGCGCTGGCTCCGCATCCGCATCACCGCCCTGCTGTCTCGGCCGCCAACCATCGTCGATCTAGGCATGGGCTCCGAGGTCATCGAGATCCCCTCAACGCGCTTCGGGCTCGCACTCAACCCGCCAAGCATCGGCTCCTGACAGGGAGGTAGGTCGCGTGTCGCTGAACATCGGGACCCTCGTGGGCTATCTCCAGCTCGACGACACCAACTTCGCTCGCAAGGCCGACAACGCCGACAAGAAGATGTCGGCGCTGCAGCTTCAGCTCAAGGCGCTGTCGCAACTCGACCCGAAGTTGAAGATCAACGCCGACGAGGCAACCGCCAAGCTCGACGCCCTCAAGGCGCGCGTGGCCGACCTGAAGGCTCAGGCCGCCGAAGGTATCGATGTCCGCGTCGAGATGGTCAAGGCGCTCACCGAGCTCGACATCCTTCAGGCCAAGATCCGTGAGGTCTCGAGGACTATTGACGTCAACGTCGACACGGCCGAGGCGGAGGCCAAACTGACGCTCCTCGGTCTGCGTGTCGACTGGCTCAAGGGCAAGCTGGACTTCCTCGGCAAGATCAAGGGCCCCGGCCTCCTGGCGTCCTCGATCCTCGCCCTGAGCCCGATGCTCATCACCGCTGGTGGCGCGGCGACTGCCCTGTTTGGCGCTTTCTCCTCGGGCGCGCTCTCGGCCGCGGCCGGCATCAGCGTCCTGCGGGCAGCCCTCAAGGACATCGGCCCCGGTGCTGCGGCATACAAGGCCTACCAGGACTCGATGACCAAGGCGCAGCAGTCTTACGCCACCTCGCTCAGCAAAGCCTCCTCGTCGCACTCCATCGCGCTCGGCAGCGCCTCTACGGCATGGAGCACGCCGGGCCGCGTCAGTGCGAACAAGTCCTACGCGAACGCGCAGGCCTCGGCCGCGGCATCTCTCGCTCAGGCCCAGCGCAACGCCCAGATGACGCTGAATCAGTCGGCCTACGGGTCGCTGTCGCCTCAGGCGCGCTCATTCGTGCAGTTCGACATCAACAAGCTCCAGCCGACCACCACCGGCTTCAAGCAGGCCGCGCAGAACTCGGTTCTTCCGGGTGTGCAGCGCGGACTCACTGAGGCAATCAAGACCGCCCCACTCGTGAACGCCGCGATCACCAGCATCGGCAACGCGGTCGGCAGCATGGCAGCCAAGGCCGGGAAGGCGCTCAACGACCCGTTCTGGCGCCACTGGATCACCTGGCTCGGCCACTCCGCGTCCAAGGACTTCCCGCTGTTCGCGAGCGCTGCCGGACACCTGTTCGAGGGCATCGCGCGGGCGATCAAGAAGTTCTCGCCCGACGGCCACTCGCTGCTGTCATGGATGGACAACCTGGCGAAGCGGTTCGACCACTGGACCACGACGCCCGGCTTCATGAAGTTCCTCGACACCGTGAAGAAGGACGGCGCGCAGGTCGCCTCCACGCTCGGGTCCCTGTGGAAGGTCCTCGGCCCGTTCCTGAGTGGCTTGGCGAGCGCGGGCATGGCTGAGTGGAAGATCTTCGGCGATGTCCTCGCCGGCGCCGCAAAGCTGCCTTCGGGCGTGTTCAAGATCCTCGGCGAGTCGCTGCCCATCATCGTCCTCGCACTGAAGGGCATGCAGATCGTCACTGCGGTTGCGGGCGGCATCAAGGCGATGGGTGTGGCGATGGGGATTCTCGACGCCGCGATGGACGCCAACATCATCTCCCTAGTGGTCCTGGCGATCGCCGCACTGGCCGCCGGACTCATCTACGCCTACGAGCACTCCAAGACGTTCCGCAAGATCGTGGATGACACCTGGCACGTGATCGCGGATGGCGCGAAGTGGATGTGGAACGACGTCCTGAAGCCGGTCTTCAAGTTCCTGATTTCCGCCTGGCTCAGTGTCGCCGACGGGATCGTCAACGGTGCCGCGATCGCGTTCGGGTGGGTTCCGTGGCTTGGCCCGAAGCTCAGGGAAGCGGCCAAGAAGTTCAACGAGTTCCGCGACACGGTCAACAACGCGCTGGACGGCATCCACAAGGACATCGCAATCCGCGTCACCGCGCCCAACCTGGCGCAGATCGTCAAGCTGGCCCAGAACCATCAGTCGCTTAGTCCCACCGTGTCGACACAAACGAACCCGCTGCTCCACCCGCCGGCACTCGCGGGAACGCATAAGTCGATCCCGTCCGCAGCGCCGCGCGCCGACGTGCTCTTCTCGGGTCCGATCACGATCAACCGCCCCCATAACTGGCAGGACGTTGAGCGACATGTGCGCAGCAAGCAGCACATGGCTGCACTCGGCGGGGTCGGCTGACGATGTCGACCACGATCTCGATTGACCGCACGGGCCTGTCGCTCTTGGCGCTGGTCATCAACGGCAGCAAGGCCGCGGCGCTCGCGGGCGCCGGGTACTGGCTGCCTGAGGCCGAGAACGGCACTGCGGGCCTCGCTGTGCCATCGTTCCAGCCGCGCCGCATCTACGCTCCCGACTCGCAGTGGGTGCCAGGAAGGCGGCTACTCGGATCGGTGCTGGATCAGGGCGCCCTGACGATCGCGGTCCACGTTGAGGCGCCCGACGTCTCGACGTTGGCGGCGCGCAAGTCGGCCCTCGAAACCGCGCTGTGGCAGTTCTCCTACACCGTGACGGTCGTAGTTGACGGCCTCACGCTCGGTGCCTACAACGCCGAGCCCGCGCTGCTGCAGTGGGCCGCGCCGTCGTCTTGGGACCGTGCCGACAACCGTGCCCGAGCCGTCCTCCAGATCCCCGTGAACCCGTGAGGAGCTGACCGTGCCGATCCATGATGTCGATGCCCAGGACAAGTCTCTCGACGACGACTACGGCGCCTCGCACGGCTCGAACGCACCAGCCTCGCACGACCTGGTCCTGTTCTTCTCCAACCCGATGCTCGTGTCGGACCCGACGACGGTCGAGCTGGACTCTACGGACTGCCCCGGCTACGGGCGAGCCACGATCACCAACGATGCCACCTGGGCCGCTGCATCCGGTGGCCAGAAGGCCCTCGCGGCGGGCTCTGTGGCTCTACCCGCACCCACAGCAGCGTGGGCGACGTCGGCTACGTACTACGGGCTTCTGGGATCTGATGGGAAGTGGTGGGACTGCGGGCCGCTGCTCGCGCCCCTGGTCATCACGAGCGCGGGGCCGGCTCCGACGGTTGCGCCGGTCATCTTCTACAACCCCAGCGTCTGAGGAGCGAGCGATGCCGTACAACACCACGATCACCGAGGGCAACAGGCTGCTGGACCTGAGCGTCGTCGACGGCGACCTCGTCGCCCTGATGACGACATCCGGCGACCCGACGACAGCAGGCACCGAAGTCACTGGAGGCTCCTACGCACGCCAAGCCTCGGCATGGCTGGCATCCTCCAGCGAGTACAAGCCGAGCTCGGGCGCGATCACCTTCTCGGGGATGCCGACATGCAGTCTTCAGGGCTGGGAGTTGTGGAAGTCGGACGGCTCCGAGCGCAAGTGGTACGGCCTGTTCGCCCCCAAGGTCGGGCTGGTCGTCGGCGACACGATCTCAGCCGCCGCGCACGGCTTCGCTGCGAACCAGAAGATCGTGTTCCAGGCCGCATACTGCCCTTCGGACCTGTCGCCGAACGTGACTTACTACGTGGTGTCGCCGACCACTGACGCCTTCTCGGTCTCGGCCACCTCTGGGGGTGCCGCGCTTACTCTCGGCACCGGCCCTGGCTACGGCGTCGTCGTCGGCACCGTCTATGACTTCACGAGCGGCGACACGTTCGTGATCGACGACGGCGCTCTCGCTGTCACACTCTTCTAGGACTGCTGCCCCGTGACCACTATCCACGGCTCGGGCCTAGCCAGTGCCTTCGCCGAGGCTGGCGAGTACCCGGCCCCGGCCACTATCCACGGCTCTGCGTCCGCAAGCGCGTTCGCGAGCGCCGTGCTCACGGGACCCATCTCGGGCGTCATCGGAGTCACCGACAACGGCACGGCGGGACGCTCGCGCGGCGGCTACGCCGTGGCGTCCTGGACGCCGCCCGTCGTGCCGCCCCCGAGCGTCACGGCCGTCCCCCAGGCCTTTGACGTCGCTCAGGCGTTCAGCACCCCGACCTTCGTTGGTCCGAACGCCACCCAGCCGTCCTACGCAGTGACCACGGCGACCGAGAAGCGGCACCGCTCGCGGATCGTCATCGGCGGCGTGGATGTCTCCTACTTCCGCGGCGTTGTCACCCCCGAGCCGGACTACCAGCTCGTCGAGCCGCTGTTGTACTCCACGGCCACCATCGACCTGCCCCAGGTGCGGCCCGCGTTCGAGCACCTCGGCGTCGGAGCGCTGTCGTGGTGCCGCAAGGGCGCCTCGGTCCTGATCCAGCGTGTCGACATCGACACCGGACTCGTGGTCACCACCGACTACCGCGGCCTCGTGATCGACCTCGACATCTCCGGAGACTCGCTGGTCATCGGCTGTGGCGGTGAGGCTGCGGGTCGTCTCGCGATGATCCAGAAGCAGCTTGAAATCCGCGACTACACCAAGGACATCGGCTGGTTCGCCGCGTACTGGCTCAGAAACTGGAACCTGCCATTCCTGCCCGCGCTAGGGCCCACCACCGGCATCACCCTGGGCACGTCGGGTGGCGTCTCGGCGCTGGACTACATCAGCGAACTGTGCACCCAGGCGCGCCTCATCGGCGGCACCCAGTACACGATCATGCCCGGCATCGGGGCCGCAGCCGGAACCGACTCCTACGGCATGGCACCCAAGGACACGACCACCATCCACGGCACCGTCTACCTCGACGACACCCGCTGCGTCGGCGCCCTGCGCTCAGACCTCGCCGAGGAGCCGAACCGGATCTACGCCACCGCCGTCGGCCCCGACGCGCGACGCATCCGCGGTGCTGTCTACCCAGGTCTCATCCAGGGCCAAGCGCCAGCGTGGCCCGGAGGCACGCTCTCCGAGGGCGCCACCGGCAACACTGTCGTGGCCCTGAACTCGCGCCTCATCGTCACCGGCTTCCTCAACGCAGCCGACGTGCACGACAACAACATCTGGAGTCCGGCGACCACGGCGGCGGTCCAGCAGTTCCGCCGTCACGTCGGCGCCTCGGCCGGGTCGACCATGACCAGCGGCCTGTGGGACATCCTCTGGGACAACACGCGCACGTCCTGGTCGATGACCAACGCCCACATCGAGCCGATGGCGCAACTCGACGCGGTCCGTCCCTACAACCTCACCGGCTCCGGCGCGCTGGCGGGACGCAACGCCTCCTACGACCCGTCCGTGCCGCCAGTCGACCGCAACATTGACATGGGCAAGGGCTTCACCGAGACCACCGTTCGTGGCTGGTCGCAGGCCGCACTCGACGCGGCCTCGCAGCCGAACTGGGTGGGCACCATCACCATCACCCAGGGCGCGATCCCCGCGGGCAACCACACACCCGGTGACCCGATCAGTTCCCTGCTGCGAGCCCGTGACATCAAGCCCGGTATGAACCTGCGGCTGCCGCTGTTCGCGGGCGGCATCACCGTCCACGTCTCCGGAGTCACCGTCACCGGTGCCAAGGACGGCGACCTCGGGTCCGTGCAACTCATCGTCGACACCCGAGCCCGCGACGCCCTCGAGGTGTGGCAGATCGTGCAGCGCAACCGTGCCTCGCGGAAGTCCCCGGCGCGGCGCTGGCTCGATGCCAACCTGGCCAGCGCGCAGACCAAGGACGTCGTCAACGAGTGGGACGACGTCGGCGGCAAGATCTCCACCGTCTCGGTCCCGTCGCAGACATGGACCGTGTTCCCGGTCATCGCCGGCCAGGAGGGGCAGGTCACCCGCCTGCACTTGAACACCAACCCGAACGCCGCGTTCGCGGTCGCGATCTTCGGCCGCAAGATCACCTCAGGTCAACTGACGCGACTCGTCGGCAGCCCCATGACTGAGGCCGGACAGGCGAAGTGGTCCAATGCCGCGATCCGCAAGCAGCTCGACGACACGTTCGTGCTGCTCTACGTCGCTGGCGACTCTGCCCAGCCGTGCGGCTACTACCCCGGCAGCCTCGCCAGCTCCTCGCCGCTGACCGGAGAGTGGCGCGACTACGCAGGCTTCCCCTACTACGGCCTCGACGGACCCGAGCTGTTCGTGGCGATCTTCGCCGATCGCGCGACGAGCCTCGCCGCCGGTCGGATCATGTGGGACCAGGTCGGGCCGTGACGATCCTCCTGGAGGACTTCGAGCACGGTCCAGTGCCGGGGCCCTTCCCTGGCTACCCGCCGCCCAACACCCCGTCGTCGGACTATGCCTTCGACCTCGGGTTCTCCCTCAAGCGCATCGCTGGCGACAACGGCGTTCGTAACCTCCAGTGCGATCCGGGCATCATCGGCAACCCGCGGATCAACGCCGGCTTCGTCGGAGCGCCAGGACTCGACTACGTCTACCTACCTTCGTCGCCGCTCTTGCCATATTCGGGAACCTTCGCGGGCCGCCTCACGGGACAGGCAAACATCTCGATCGAGATGAGCAAGCCTTCGAACGGCCTTGGGCTGTTCTTCGCGTCCACGTGGGCACACGGCGCCGGGGTGGCACCTGTACAACTGGCGTGGAGTGACCAGGACTTCGATCGTGGCGGCTCCTGGTCGGTCGTTCGCACCTCCGCGACGAACCTCACGTTCACCACGGCGTGGTTCTGGGACGACGGATCAAGCGCCGGCGGCACCTATGACGTGACGATCCCCTCGACCTACTCGGCTACCGCCGGACCGTGGATCGAGCTTCGGTTCCATGTCGGCGAAGGCTTCCTGGCGAAGATCGCGGGCGGTGGCACGCTCATCAGCGAGCCGCACCCGTGGCGGTTCCCGCCGGATGGCATGTTCTGGACCGCCTCGGCCACGGGATCCGAATTCGGGTCGGGAGGCCTTGTGCAGCTGGACTACGTCTACGGCTACCCGGGCGTCGCCCGGCGTGGACCGGCGATCCGCAAGTTTCCCCGCGACGACGGTGCCGGCTACTCCTCGGCCTCCCGCATCTTCCCGCCACCCAAGAGCGGCCGAATCGTCGGCGGCTACCAGTGATCCCGATCGGAGCCACCGCATGACGACCGCTGACGAAGACTCCGTGACGCTGGGTGAGGTTGGCCGTGCCGTGGTCCGCATCGAGCAAGACCTCCGCGAGGTCAAGGGCGACGTGAAGGCGATGCCGGGCCAGTTCGTGTTGCGCTCGGAGTACGACACGCGCAACAAGTCCGTGGACGGCATCCTCACCGACATCAAGCAGGCCCTCGAGCGCCGCACGGCGGCCCTCCCGACATGGCTTGCATCCATCGCGGCCGTGGCTGCAGCGCTGGCGGCATACCTCAGGCACTGAGCCATGCACGAGCTCGCCTACTTCCTCGGCCTGAACGACCCCAACGGCTGGCCCTACCTGTTTTGGTCGGGCATCGGTGGCCGCATCGTGTTCCCGTTCGCGATCCTCCTCGGCTGGTGGCGCCATCACGAGTGCCACACGCCCGGTTGCCACAGGCCGGGCCACGTCTACCGCGGCTCCATCGCCTGTCGCCGCCACCGCCCACTCGACTGATCGCACAGCATCCGTACATCTCAATAGAGGAGCCCGCTATGGGTCAGACGCTCGGTGTCGACTACTCGTTCTCGCGCCCGTCTCCGGCCGCGATCAAGGCATTCCACACGTTCGTCATGCGCTACCTGACCGGCAACGGCAAGGCCGTCTCTCGCGCCGAGATCGACGCTCTGCACGCCCAAGGCCTCGGGGTCGGGTTCGTGTTCGAGTCCATCGCGGGTCGTTCGGCGGCCGGTCGTGCGGCCGGTACCGCGGACGCCAGAGCGGCCCTCTCGGCGGCCAATGCTCTCGGCGTCCCCGCGGCGGTCCCCCTGTTCTTCGCCGTCGACTTCCCCGCCACGCCCGGACAGGTCACGCCGTACTTCGCTGGCGTTCGCTCGGTCCTGGGCGCTCGTGCTGGTGTGTACGGCTCGTACTCCATCACGACGGCCGGGCTCGCTCCGTGGCGCTGGCAGACGATGGCGTGGTCGGGCGGCAAGGTCGACCCAAACGCGCACCTGATCCAGCGCATCACCATGACGCACCCGATCAAGGGCTGTGACGAGAACGTGCTGCAGCACCCGCTGCCGTTCTGGGGTCCGAAGGTTGTCGCCACGCCCGCCCCGGTCTCGTCCAGCTTCCCCGTGACCCCGGCGCGCGCCCTGGCACGCATCCGCGACCTCGCAGCTCGGCGCGTCAACATCGGGCTCGGCATGTGCCAGAAGAACGCCCATGAGATCTACGGCATCCCGACCGACGGCACCCCGACCGCCGCGATCGCCTGGGATCGGGCCAAGCACAAGCACTCGATGGACACCGAACCCCCGCGCGGTGCCTTCATCTTCTGGACCGGCGGCCACACCATCGTCGACGGCAAGCCCGCTGGCCATGTCGCCATCTATGCGGGCAAGGAGCCGTTCAACCCGCTGAAGCCGCTCAAGAGGCGCGTCCGGTACGTCTGGTCACCCGGCGCGCCCCCCGACGCTCTCGGCGGCAATGACCCGTCGCTCGAGACGCGCTGGGTCCGCGTTCCCCTGCGCTCCATCGGGCAATCGAGACTGTGGCCCGGGCACGTAACCCAGGGCTGGGCCGAGGACATTGACGGCGTTCGCGTCCCCGGCCTGAAGCCCTGAGTTGGTCATGGTCCACCGCCGCCGCAGCGTCTGGGCGCTGCTGTTCCTCGCTGGCACCGCAGCCGAGATCCGCTCGCTGCACCGCCGCGACGACGCCACGCTCTCGGAGACCCTGCGCGCCGTCTACCGCACCCACACCCCGCTCGGCCGCGCGTTGCTGATCGCTTCGTGGGCCGCCTTTACCTGCTGGTTCGTCCCCCATCTGTGTCGCGTCGTCATCAAGGAGACCTCATGAACATCCCTCCGCGCATCCGACTCGTCGGTTACGTCACCGGCTACCTGTTGGCCGGCGTCTGGGCCGCGCTCGCTCCGTACCTCGCTCACCGCGGCGTCGACTCCTACACCGTGGCCCTAGTCTCGGGTGTCGTGGCTGTGGCAGCCGGTGGCCTGCACGCTGTCGCGGCTGGGCACATCACGCTTCCGAGCTCGGAAGACGTCACGAGTCTCCCTGTTGATGACGGCAGCGACCTGTCTGTGGCCACGCTGGACCCCGCCGCGACCGACGTGCCCGCGACTCCACCGGCGCCGGTTGCTGCTCCCGTGGATCCATCTGCCATGCCGACCGCGCCGACCGCCTGACCTACTTCCGGGCGGCGTAGCCCCTGAGCAGGTCCGCTACGGCGGCTGTCAGGGTCTCGCCCCGCTCAGCGGCCTTCTCCTTCGCGGCGTCAACCACGTCGCTCGGGAGCCGGAAGGTCACCGCTCGCAATGGGTCGCGCTCGGCAACTTCGCTCGGTCGCCGCTGCTGGCGACGGGCACGCGGCTCGCTCATAGGCCTCATCCTAGCGCAATACATTTCCTGTCCTATGTATTGCGCTAGAGCAGTACGTAGAGCAATACTTAGCGGACCAACCACTCATCAGGAGTTCGTCATGGACCGCATCCTTCTCGCCATCTTCATCGCCGTCGCCTTCTCCCCGTGGGTGTACACGTTCTACGAGCTCGGAAGGCTGATTGCATGACCAAGGTCACCGTCACCAACACCCTCATTTCCGCACTCGGCGCCCCCCGCGTCGACGTGCCTGTCGGGATCGCCCTCTGCGCCGACACGTTCGGCCCCGGTGGCACAGGAGGGCAGTACGAGCTGCTCGGCGAGACGTCCTACGTGCACACCGACACCGCCGGCACCTACACACTCTCGGTCGAGCCCAACACGGGCGGCACGTTCTACATCGTGACCGAACCGAACAGCGTCACGCACAAGATCATCGTGCCGGCCGGTGGCCCATACTGGCTGCACGACGTTCTCGCGGACGACCCTGTGCCACCCCCTGGCAATGGGGTGCTGTACCTGCGGGTCGACGGCACGCAGGCGCTCAGCC